CGGCGGCAGAGGGGCGCGAGCCGGAAGATTGGGCGCAGAGCCGCCAGCAAAGGCGCCTTTCCGGGCTTTCCGGCGCGGGCGCCGCTTGAAAAGGGAGGAAATCATGGACAACGACGAAGACGCACCGCCGACCGAGGAAGAAATCAAAGAGCTTTGGCGCAAGAATAGGTTTATGGTTTGGCGGCACGAGGACTTTCATCGGGGCCGAACAATTCATGTCACTTTCTTTCGCGCCAAGGCGCTCGCGGCATATTGGAGCGATCCGGTGCCTGATAAGGTGCGGGTTCATGCCGTGGCTTTCTCTATGTCTCGGCGACACGTTCCGGTGGAGAACAGATACACAGAAAGCCACGGATGGGCTACCGTGATCGAAATTCGCGGCAATGGCGTTCTGGTTGAAAACACAGCAAAGGAGGGATTGCATTGATGGGCGTGATTACTGTTCACATTTGGCCGTCGGAACAAGGAACCTTCTGGTTTTGGGATACGGCGGAAGATAGCGGCGGGTTTGATCGGCTGGTGCCTACCGGCCCCTTCCAGTCGCGCCAGCTTTGTATCAGGGACGTGCGCGAAGCGTTCTTTGATACCGGCCAGCCAATCACATTGCTGGAAGGCAAGCCCGAGCGATACATCGCCGAGAGCTTGCTGGCGGGAGGTCGCTAATGCTGCCGGAGCATGTCTATTTTGAAGGCCATGGCGTGCGAGGCCGCAAATACAAATGGGAGCGCGTGGCGTATCGCGCGCCCAAGAAAGGCGAGTATTACCTTAGCGGCGCCGAACCTATGGCGTATCAGGCGCGCGCTGATTTCACGCCAACATCGCGCTATCTAATCGTGACGCCGGGGGAGGCCAAAACTTGGTAACGCCGGAGAAAGTAGCGCGGCTGGTGCGCGGGCTTAACCGCCCGCCCTTGCCTGCCGAGAAGCCGCCTAAGCAAGTCTTCGAGACACGCGGCGCCTGGGTGACGGCCAGGATCGGAGACAGGATTGTGTGGGAATGTGTCGCGCAAAGCGCGGCAGCGGCGCGTGCCATTGTGGCCGCGCTTCGCAACCTTGAAAACCTCAAACATGAAAGGGTTTAATCATGGCCAAAAGTAAGAGAGACGCCTACGCGGGCGAGGCTATCATGCCTAACCAGCAACCTATCATTGTGCAGTATTTTGATCGGCGCCGCATTGTCGAGGTATTCGGCTACGAGCCGCCCGGCCATCCTCGCCGCAAGAAAATCGGCTGGTATTGGGCGCCGGTAATCGTGCGCAATTCTGGTAGCGAGTGCAAGGGGCCGTTCCTGTCAAGCCGCGCCGCGATGCAGGACGCCATTGTGCGGAACCCGGAGGCCCGCCATGCCGCGTAGCTTCCGCTGGTTTCCGCGCGTGCGCAGGGCGCCTTACCGCATGGGCTGGTATGTCACATGGGGGAGAAAGACATGGCTACTGTGATGCGTTGCCACGCCCGGCAACACAGCGACGAAATGTATTGCCACCGCTGCCGCTTGCGATGGGATGCAAACGACCGCGACGAGCCAAGATGCAGGACCGACGCCGAGATCGAGGCCGAGGCGAAGGCCGAAAAAGCTAGGCTTGACAAAGCCAAGGCAAAGCGGCAGAGTGCCTAACTTGTTCACATGAAAGGGAGAATATCATGGGCTTGACCTACGGAATTATCGCGCTTGACGAGAGCGCGATCAGAACGATTATCCGCGAGGCGGAAATCGGCATGGCGGACGGAGAAGACGCCAAGGCGCTGCTGGTCGCAGCGGCGCAGGATTACATCGCTACTGAGAACGCGGTGCTGATCGCCGAGCAAGTCAAAAGCCTGCACGAATTTGCCGACATGATGGGCACGGACGTTGATCGAAGGGCGGACACTTTTCTTGCCGACGTGCGGGAAGATTTTGAGAAGCAAAATATCGCCGATCAATTTGAACGTATCCTGTTCGATCACAGCGAAGACTACAACGCAATGTCCTACGCGCTGGCCAAGGCGATCATCACCGCAAAGCCTGTGCTACCGATGCACAGGGGCAAATGGCTTTCCAAGATCGGCATTGTCGCATCACACATTGCCGCGCTTGGTTCTGGTAGCACGGCTTCCACGCCCCCGGTCGTGGATTTTGGCGCGACCAGCAACGACGTGGAAGATGACGGGCTCGCCGACATGCTTGGTTTGTCGGAGGAAGCCCCGGCCCCTTTAGACGAGGGCGGGTATGCCGACATTGCGGTTGTCCCGGTGCTGACGACGGAGGATGCCCTGAGTGCGGTAGCGCCTTCCCATAGCGCCGTCGAAGGACCGCCCACAAGCGCTGATCCACGCGGCGCCATGATCCTATTCGGGCAGGCCGCATCCTACGAGGACGCCGATCTGGCGAAGCGCCTGGGCGTGTCTCGATCCACGGTTCACAATTACCTCACGGGCAAGACGGTCAAGGTGAAGCTTTCGCTGGCACAAGCCCGCGTCATGCTCTCCGAGATTGATCTGCGCTTGGCCAAGCTTGCCGAAGCGGCGAAACTGCTATCCGCAATCCGCGAATAACAGCCAACAGAGGAAAGGAAAAATCATGTTCATAGGTATTGATCCAGGCGGGACGGGGGCTATCGCGCTTTACGTTCCGGCTATCAAGGCGCGCAAAGGCGCTCCTGCTGTCCCGCATTTTCTGCGTGTGTGGGACATGCCGGTAAATGAAATCACAGTCAACAAGACGAAGCGCAAGCGCATTGACGTGATCGGACTTGAGCAGGTGTTTGACAACATTTGCTTGATCGACGAGCCCAAGATGGTTGTCGTCGAACAAGTCGGCGGTATGCCTGGGCAAGCTTCCGGTTTTGCGTTTGGCTTCGGCGTCGGCGCGCTTCATGCCGTGCTGATTATGAAGCGGCTTCCTTTTGAGGTTGTCACTCCTGGCAAATGGAAAAAGGACGTGAAGGCGCCAAAGGACAAGAAAGAGGCCGCTGTCCGCGCCGAAGAATTGTTCCCTGACGCGCGGCCTTTGTGGCGCCCTGTTGGGCGCGGCGGCAAGGAGGTCACGCGCCATGACAGGGCAGAGGCGGTGCTGCTGGCCTATTGGGCGAGCACGCAAGCGTAATACACAACCCGAACAGATGGAGACAGAAACATGAGCGGCAGTATTCTTTTTGGAAACGGCGGCAATAACTGGTTGCAAGGAACCATGGGCGCTGATTTCCTGTATGGCGAAGGCGGGCACGACACGCTTCAAGGTGGCCTGGGCGCCGACTATCTATATGGTGGTTCTGGCAACGACGTGTTGAACGGCAACGGTGGCGCCGACTATATGTATGGCGGAACCGGAGACGACTACTATAACGTGGATAATTTTCTTGACAGCGTATATGAAAACGCTGGCGAGGGGTTTGATATGGTTCGCGTAACGTCCACAAATGCCTGGACGCTGCAAGAAAATGTCGAAGGCTTGACCAACGGCAATAATTTCTCTGGCTTTACCGGCACAGGAAACGGCTTGGACAACCGCATGATTGGCAATTTTGGCGCCGATCTAATGTATGGCATGGCCGGGAATGACATTATCACAGGCGGCGACGGTAGCGACGTGCTGCACGGCGGCGACGGTGCCGACAATCTGCAAGGCCAGAACGGCAACGACGTTGTGAATGGTGACGGCGGCAATGACGCACTCTATGGCGGCGCTGGCGGCGATACCTTGAACGGCGGTGCAGGCAATGACGCGATCTTTGGTGAAGACGGCAATGATCTTATCGTTATGAGCACAGGCTTCGACACCGTCAACGGCGGCTCCGGCGCCGACACTCTCGATCTTTCAGGGTGGGGTGAAGGTATCATCGTGCAATCATCGCAAACCCCTCAAATCGTGCTTACGAGTAGCGGCGTTTCTTTCTCCGCTATCGAGGGTTTGATCGCCACCAATTTTGACGACGTGGTGAACGGCGGTATCAACGGCTTGACAAGTATCAATGGCGGCGGCGGCAATGACGTGCTGTATGGCGGAAGCGGGCAGCGCCTTACGGGCGGCTCTGGTGTTGATACCTTTGGCCGTGATGGCACGCACACAGGCACCATCACCGTTGCCGATTTTGAGAAGGGTGTTGACGATTGGGCGCCGTCCTATGTGGACAACATCATCTTCGCCAATGCCACGGTAGGTAGTGAAGCCGGGCTTATGGCTTCGCGCGCTGGAAGCGAAAGCTATTTCTTTGTTGGCTTGAGCACGGTTGACGTGCCTTTCTTGGGGCTTTGATCCAGTATGCCGCTACCGCTAATGCCGTATCAGGAAGACGGCGCGCGTTTCCTGGCTTCTAGGAACCGCGCTGGCCTTCTCGACAAACCCGGCCTTGGCAAGACGTGTCAAGCAATCCGCGCCCTTGATCTCAGGGGCGCGGCACGCGGTATCATAGCTTGCCCTGCTGCTGTCCGCGAGAATTGGCGCGGCGAATTTGACAAGTTTGCTTTGCGGAAAAGGACCATCTGCAAAGGCACCAACATACACGATTTTCAAGCATGGAGAAATGGGCTGTTTGACGTGCTCGTTACCAGCTACGAGCTTGCGGCCAAGTGGTCGCGCTATGTGCATGAAGCGTGCGAGCCGCTAGATTTTGTGATCTATGACGAAGCGCACTACATGAAGAATGATGAAGCTATGCGCTCAAAGAACCTTATCGGGCAATTCGCTGACGGCGCGGGCGGGCTTACGCAATGGGCAGAACAGGCGTGGTGGTTGACAGGCACGCCGGTTCCGAATGATCCGATTGACATTTTTACTTTCCTTCGCTTCTGCCACGCCATGCCGCTGCAAAAGCCAGCGTTCTCGAAGCGCTATTTCACAACCCGCGCCAAAACCTACGGCACGTCGCAAAGGGCCAAACCAGAAATGTTGCCGGAGCTTCGCGCGTTGATCGCCAATAATTCCTTGTGTCGCACCCTGGAAGAAACCGGCGTGCAGCTACCGCCAATCTTCATCACCACGTCGCAAGTGGACGGAGACACACAGGCTGTCCGCGAGCTATTGCTGCAACACCCCGGCCTAGACAAGATCATACGCGATGCGCTTGAAGCTGGTAACATGCTGTCCAATCTTGACGCGCCGCACATTGCCACGCTTCGCCGCCTTCTCGCGGAGGCCAAGGCGTTGCCTTACGGCGCTATGCTCCTGGGCGAGCTTGAAGGCGGCTTAGACAAGATGGTTGTCTTCGGCAACCATAGGAACGCGCTGCTAACTGTGCGTGATTATCTCTGGCGCCACGGCATTAAGGCCGGTTGCATCATCGGCGATACGTCGGAGAAAGAGCGCCAAGCAATCATAACCTCGTTTCAGGGCGATCCCGATTTTCGCGTTATCTTGTGCAACATTCGCGCGGCAGGCACAGGCTTGACGCTCACGGCGGCGGCACACATTGATATGCTAGAGAGCGATTGGGCGCCAGCGCCAAACTATCAGGCGATCAAACGGGTGCATCGCATCACGCAAAC